GTGGTAAGATTAAACAGTTTGCATCTTCGGTTTCATTGCAAGGTGGGTATAAGGTAGTAATTCTGGATGAAGCAGATTATCTTAATCCTCAATCAACCCAACCTGCCTTGCGTGGATTTATTGAAGAGTTTTCAAACAATTGTAGGTTTATCCTAACGTGTAACTTTAAGAATCGTATCATTGAACCACTGCATTCTAGGTGCTCAGTATATGACTTTAGTATTCCTAAAGAACACAAAGCAGGTATTGCTCATAAGTTCTTTGTTAGATTGCAAGGTATCTTAAAAGATGAGTCAATTGAAGCTGAACCTGCAGTTGTTGCTAGTATTATCAATAAGCACTTTCCAGATTTCCGTAGAGTACTTGGTGAATGCCAACGTTACAGCGTCTCTGGTAAGATTGAAGCATCTTCAGTTACTTTAATTCAAGATCAAAGTGAATTAACCAATCATCTTAAAAACAAAGACTTTAAGCGTATGAGATCATGGGTTGCTAATAACATTGATGTTGAACCACAACAAATCTTTAGAATGATTTATGATAATATGGCCACTATGGCTAAGCCACATTCTATTCCACAACTAGTTCTTATTCTTGCTGACTATCAGTATAAGAATGCATTTGTAGCAGACCATGAATTAAACATGGTAGCATGCATGACGGAGCTAATGGCCAATGTCGAGTTTGCTTAGTACGATGTGGAGAATATGGGCTAAAACAATTGGTAGCAAGATTGGTGATACAAGAGAAAGTGATATTGCTGCTATTTTAAGAACAGTTTGGGTTATAACTCACCTTGTGGCATGCTTTTTTATTATTGCACACAATGGTATAAAATTAGGATGGTTTTAATATGAATCCGTTTGAATATTTAAATGCTATCAACAACACCAAAAAAGATCTTATGGTGGATGAAGAAGCTGAAAAGAAATACAATGCTTTTATGGTCAATAGAGGTTTATCATACTTTTATGATACAGCTTTGTTGGCTAATGAAATGAATCGTAACCATCACCTGGATAATCGCCTCCAATTCGATTTTCTTATAAATACAATTAGGAAACAAAAGCGTTTTAGCAAGTGGTTGAAAGCCGATAAGACTGAGTCATTAGAAGCAGTCAAAGAATATTATGGTTATAGCAATGAAAAAGCTCGCCAAGCTCTCACCTTACTAAACGATGAACAGATTAATGTATTGAAACAAAAGGTGAATAAAGGTGGAAGATCAAAATAACGAAGTACAGGAGTGGACACCAGCTATGATGCTGGAAGTCATCCTTAATGAACCAGATGATTTTCTTAAAGTACGTGAAACATTAACTCGTATTGGAGTTGCATCCCGCAAAGACAATATGCTATATCAATCTTGTCATATACTACACAAACAAGGTAGGTATTTTATCACGCACTTCAAAGAATTATTTTTACTAGATGGCAAACCATCTAGTCTTATGGAAAATGATATTGAACGTAGAAACACAGTTGCAACGTTACTGTCGGACTGGGGTTTAATTACAATTGTCAATAGCGAGCAAGTTAAAGATAAAGCACCGCTAAGACAAATCAAAATCATTTCTTATAAGGATAAGGATTCGTGGTCACTATGTCCCAAGTATAATATTGGAACAAATAAGTAACCATTGAATTGCAAGTACTGTATGTACTTGTATAAATAACTATGGATGCCACGCAAGTGGGTCTTTAATATAACCTTGCTTAAGTCATAGGAGGTAACACATGACAGGTAATTTCGCATATCCACGAAACGCATTTTTAGGTTTCGATCACATCTTTGATAGGCTAGAACAAGTTCACGCCCACGCAAAGGATACTTATCCCCCACATAATGTCGTTAAACTCGATAATATGAACTACATTGTAGAACTAGCAGTTGCTGGTTTTAATGAAGAACATATTGATATCGCTGTGGAAGACCATGTGCTTACTATTAAAGGAGATCGTCCAGCTCGGAGATCGCCGGAAGAGTATGTACACAAAGGGATTAGTGCTCGAAAGTTCAATAAATCGTATCGCCTTAGCGAATACACAGAAGTCACTGGTGCAGACATGAAGGATGGAATACTAGCAGTAAAGTTAGAAGTAGTCCTACCTGAAGAGAAGCGACCTCGTAAAATCAAAATCAATTCTAATTACGAGGACAGTAATAATGACAGCAATAGCACTACAGGGACTGAATTTCTCAGGGAAGATACTTGAGAAGTTAGTCAATTCAATTAAAGCTTCTTTAAGAAGTATTATGATAGGTTGGATGGTTGGCCGCCAAAAGCAAGCTAATCGTTTAATTGCAGAACAACTCATTTGCGAATATCGTGAGGTTGGCCACACAGTGGAATCACTAACTCACGAGCTAAACGTTAAGACATTATCGGACTACAAGAAATGGTAGACATGATAAAGAAATGGTGGAAGAACACCAAAATGAGTCCAATTGAAAAATACTTATCAGAATCTTCTAATTTAGCAGATTTGGAAAGACGACAGCGCCAACTACAAATCAAGAATTTCAAACTATGAAATCATTCATGGAAAGTATTCTTAAGTCATTTGAAGCTCAGAGACTTGCAAATGCAGGTAAATATGCTGAAGCAAAAAGACTAATGATAGGTAGATAAATATCTTTGAGAGCCGCTTCGGTGGCTCTCATTCTTTTATAACATGGGAGTCTATATTATGGACAATATCAAAATCGTACGCCTAATCACAGGCGAAGAGCTAATCTGCTCAGTTAAGGTTTCATCTACAGGTTACACTCTTAAAGATGTAGCAATCTTAATACCAACACAAAGTAATCAACTTGGCTTAGCTCCATTCATGGCATATTCAGATGCTAAAGATGGAATTGAAACACATTCTAAGAACGTTATGTTTGTTGTAGAACCAGTTGCTGAGCTTAAACAACAGTATCAGACAATGTTTTCAAAAATCATTACACCAAATAAATTGATAGTTTAGTAAAATAATCCTTTACATTTGCTACAAAATGTGTTATAATATACTTACATTATGGAGATTTGACTTTGAAATTTTATACATCTATCAATCGATACGGTAATCAGCTCTTATATCGCGGCTATGAAAACAATCAGCCCGTTATGCAAAAGATCAAATACGAACCAACACTTTACGTCAAGTCTCAAAAGCCTGAGACTGGTATTACTAGTCTTGATGGTGTGGTAATTGAACCACGTCTGTTCGATACTATGCGTAATGCCCGTGACTTTGTAAAGACTTATGAAGACGTAGATAGTTTTAATATCTATGGTTCCACAAACTATGTTAACTCATATATTGCTGAAACTTGGCAAGATGATGTAGAGTTTGACCGTGATCGTATCAATATTACTTCAATTGATATCGAAGTTCAATCTGATAACGGGTTTCCAGAACCTGATCAAGCTGCACAGCCTATTATCTCTATTGCTTGTAAAAACAATATTGACAATATCTATTTTGTCTGGGGTTTTGGCGATTATGATATTTCAAAATCTATCATGCAAGATTGTGAAGTTGTCTATCGTAAGATGGATAATGAAATACATTTGCTATCTGAATTTCTTAAATGGTGGAACTCACCAGCTCACTGTCCAGACGTAATCACTGGCTGGAACGTACGTGGCTTTGATGTTCCATACATGGTCAATCGTATTACTAAGATTCTTGGTGAAGGACAAGCTAATCGCCTTTCGCCTTGGGATCATGTCAATGAACGTACTATGAAGTTCAAAGGTCGTGATCTTACTACTTATGAATTATATGGTATTGTCACACTTGACTATATGGATATGTTCAAAAAGTTTGGTTATGCGTATGGCCCACAAGAATCGTATTCGCTTAATCACATCTCACACGTAGTCTTAGGTGAAAACAAACTGTCTTATGAAGAACACTCTTCTTTGCATGGTTTGTATAAAGCTGACTTTCAAAAGTTCATAGACTACAATATCAAAGATGTTGAGTTGGTTGATCGCTTAGAAGATAAGATGGGTCTTATTACTTTGGTAATGACCATTGCTTATAAAGCTGGTATTAACTATATGGATGCATTTGGTACTACATCGATGTGGGATACTATTATCTATCGTACTCTTGCCAAAAAGAATGTATTTCCAAATATCCAAAAGATTCCTGGTAATATTGACTATGTAAAAGCTGGTAGTGTAGAAGGTTCTGTTACTCATGACACAACCAATGGAATACGCAATGGTGAAAAGAAAGATGCAGGTTTTGCTGGCGGTTATGTTAAAGCACCACAAGTTGGTTTGCATGATTGGGTAGTATCATTTGACTTAAATTCACTATATCCTAATCTAATTGTTCAATGGAACATGTCTCCTGAAACTATTATTTCTGGTACCACACTTGGTGTGACACCTGATACTTGTCTTGGTGGATACAATACTGAAAACCCAGACAAATCTACATCTATGGCTGCCAATGGTGTTCACTTTAAGAAAGATACCGTTGGTGTTCTACCTTCTTTGATTATCGATTATTATGCTGAACGTCGTATCATTAAAGATAAAATGCTTGCTGCCCAACAAGAACGTCAGGGTATTGATCCTAGTCAAAAACAAGAAATCTATCGTATTGAACGTGACATGAATCGATTTGAAAATCAGCAAATGGCTATTAAGATTATGATGAATAGTCTATATGGTGCACTTGGTAACAAATGGTTTCGTTACAATGATATCTCTATGGCTGAAGCTATTACGTTATCAGGTCAAATGGCTATTCGTTGGGCTGAAAAGACAGTCAATAAACATATGAACAATCTACTTGGAACTGACAAAGACTATGTTATTGCAATCGATACTGATTCATTATATGTTAACTTTGGTCCATTAGTCAAAAAACTAAATCCAAAAGATCCAGTTGCTTTTCTTGATAAGATTTGCTCTGAAAACTTTGAAGCTGTTATCAAAAAGTCTTATGCTAAAATGTTTGATCAAATGGACTGTGCTCGTCCTCGTATGGAAATGGGCCGTGAGGTTATTGCTGATGTCGGTATCTGGACAGCTAAAAAGCGTTACATTCTAAATGTACATAACAATGAAGGTGTAGCTTATGCTCAACCTAAGCTTAAGATTATGGGTATTGAAGCAATTAAATCCTCAACTCCGTCTCAGTGTCGTGATGCTCTTAAAGCTCTTTTCAAAGTCATTGTAACTGGTTCTGAAACTAAAACACAAGATGCTATTCGCCAGTTTAAACAACACTTCTTTAGTCTACCAGCTCATGAAGTCGCATTCCCTCGTGGTGTAAGTGATATTGATAAATGGACACGTAAGTCAGGTTATGCTAAAGGTACACCTATTCATGTTCGTGGTGCTATTCTTCATAATCAAGCTATCAAAGATAAGTCTCTTACAAGCAAGTATGAACCTGTCAGAAATGGTGATAAGGTTAAGTTCTGTTATCTTAAGAAGCCAAACCCAATAAAAGAAAACGTTATCTCTTTTGTTGACTTCTTACCACCTGAGTTACAGCTTGACAAGTTCATTGATTATGAGTTACAGTTTCAAAAGACCTTTCTAGATCCAATTGAACCTATTCTTACATCTATTGGCTGGTCGCAAGAAGAACAAGCTACATTGGAGGCATTCTTTGGTTAAGCAAACAATAAAAGAAAAGATCCGTCAAAGACGATCTCAGATGCTAGTTCATTCATATATCTACTATGAGAAGGATGATAATGTTGTTGATGACTTTACTTGGCAAAAATGGGCTGATGAGTTAAGAGATCTACAGAATAATCATCCGGATGAATGCAATATAGGATTCTATGATAAAGAGTTTAAAGATTGGACTGGAGCTGGTGGTTCTCACTTACCACTAAGAGATCCAAAAGTAATGGATAAAGCAGAAAAAATAATCCTTTACAATCAAGCAAAAGTGTGATATAATATACTATAAGAATGGAGAAAGATATGAGTAAAGACTGGGCTAAAGATATTGAGGATATGCATACTAAGTATGGTGTTGATCAATGGATGGGCATGAAATTAATGAATGTAGAAACTGAAACTCTTCGTAAGTTTCTTGAATTCCGTATTAACTTCTTAGAAGAAGAATTAAATGAAACGCGAGATGCAGTGTTTAATAATGATCCTGAAGAGATTGTTGATGGTCTTATTGATCTATGCGTTGTTGCAATTGGTACATTGGATGCGTTTGGTGTTGATGCCCATAAAGCTTGGGATGAAGTACTAAAAGCTAATATGAATAAACAAGTTGGTGAAAAAGCTGAAAGACCTAATCCATTAGGTTTACCTGATTTGGTAAAACCTGAAGGCTGGACATCACCAAGTCATAAAGGTAATCATGGTTGTCTCGACTACACTTTTTAAAAGTATCTATGATAACAAAACTGATACTAGACTAGTATTCAAAAACTTTGATGCTTTTGAAGAGTCATTGTATCAATTATCAAAGAGACCTATTGCATCTAAGAAAGATGCTCCATTGATGTCACCTGCAGTCTATATGCCAGAAACCACTCGTGCAAATGCAAATGTTATTGAGTGGGCTGGCTGGGCTGCAGTTGACGTTGATGAACATAAATTCGAAGGAGACTTACAAAATGAACTTGCCACTTTATACGGTAATTGGTATTACGTTTGTTATAGTACTGCTAGCTCTACCAGCGATCATCCGAAGTTTAGACTTGTCTTCCCTCTTAAAGGAAGAGTTGGAAAAGGTAGAATTAAGAAATTTTGGTACGCTCTCAACACGCTCCTTGACTCAATTGGAGATAGACAAACTAAAGATCTTTCAAGAATGTATTACGTCCCAGGCCAGTATGCTGATGCACACAACTTTATATTCAGTAATACTAACGGCTCTTATTTGGATCCTGATGTCTTAATTGATAAGTATCCATTGCAAGAAAAGAAACAAGGGGCAACATTCTTTGATCGCTTACCTGAAGAAATACAAAATCAGATTGTTGAGCATCGTAAAAACTCAGCAGATAAAGCAGATATTAATTGGACATCATATCATGATTGTCCATTTGTAAATAGAAAGTTAGTGGCAGAATATAAGACCATTAACGAAACGGGATGGTATCATGGTCTATATCGTATTATGGTATCTATTGCTGGTAATGCAGTAAGTAATAACTATCCAATTACTTCTTACCAGATCGCAGAGCTCTGTAAAGAGATTGATAATGAAACAGGCCAGTGGTATGACTCACGGCCGCTTGAAAAGGAGGCAGACCGAGCAATCGAGTTTGTATATAAAAATGCTTAATTTAAAACCACACTTTACTGGTGCACGATTTGTGGACCATGATACTATTGAAAGACGTACTCACTGGCAAGCTAGTGGTATTATTGAAAACAAACCTGAATGGGATACTCGTACTAATGAAACAATCTACAAGCAGACTTACAACTCTATGGCGTGTGAGATTGGAGTTGCGAATGCTTTACCAAATGGTATGCTAAATGAAACTAAGTTTAATCATAAAGATCGAAGCACATATGCTTGGGATGTCAAACAAGGTAATACCAACTTTGAAATCAAATGGATGAGTTTAGAGTCTGATTGGTGGTCATTCAATCCACATGTAGTTGATAAGATAATTCGCAACTATGATGCTGGATATCCTGATTATATTATTGTTGCTACTAATGTATTAAGTGGTACTGGGTTTGCTGTCTATCCAAGACTATTAATTAATCCAGCTTCTTTTAGAGAGTATGTAACTAAGTCTAAATTTTCAAACTATAAGTCACATTACTATAATCATAAAATGGCTGAGTACGATGGTGAGTGCCAAGTATATAACGAAGGGATCATAAAAGAATTGAAAAAAAGTGAAAATAGTCCTTTACAATGTGCATAAACTGTGTTATAATATACTTATAAAATGATAAAAGGAAGGAAACCAAATGTCATACTCTTTTAATACAGCCACCGATGCGCCAGCTCGCCACGGTAATGTTAACAAATCACCTAAGTCTTCTGGTGACTGGTCTTCTCGTACACGCCAGTCGTTTCCAAGAGACTATGGTTTTAAATCAAAAAGGTATGGTACTGAAGTATATGTACCTAGTAAAGCTACTTTAGCAATATGGAGTAAAAATGAAATTCGATAAAGAAAAACCACCTATGGCTTTGATCCCACCTGAAGCACTTTATGATATTGCTAAAGTGTTTCGCTTTGGTGCTGAAAAGTATGGCTATAACAATTGGCGTGATGATGGTCATAACACTCAGGCCAATCGTACATACTCTTCTATTCAACGTCATTTGAATGCTTTTTGGGCAGGTGAAGATATTGATCCAGACTCTGGTCTATCTCACCTTGCCCATGCTACTACACAATTAATGATTTTAATGATACATATGCAAGAACATCCTGAAATGGATGATCGCTACAAATCAAAGGATAAAAAATGAGAATGTATACAGTTTCAGATATCCGTCAGTATTTCGTAGATGAATTACATGACGAAGCGTTTACCGAAGATCGAACCGGCCAGAAGACTATTGAGCTTCTCGGCGCTTCCTTCCTTGCCGATGAACCGGCGATCTTCGGTACTGTTAACAAAGACTATGTAGAAGCTGAATTGCAATGGTATAATTCATGCTCTACTAATGTAAACGATATCTATGATGATAGGGACCCACCAGCTGCTTGGAAGTACTCTTCAAATGAGCATGGCGAGATTAATTCTAATTATGGTCATCTTATCTATGATGATAAATTCTACAATCAATATGAACGAGTATTGTGGGAATTAGATGAAAATCGTGATACACGTAGAGCTTCAATGATTTACCAACGTCCTTCTATTTGGGCTGAGTATAATCAAAACGGTAAGAATGATTTTATTTGTACTAATGCAGTTACATACTATATTCGTAATGATGAGCTACAAGCTGTAGTTCAAATGAGATCTAATGATGTTGTCTTTGGTTATAAGAATGATTTTGCTTGGCAACAAAATGTATTAGAGTCTCTATCACAAGACCTTAATATTGAACCAGGCTTTATTCAATGGCAAGTACAAAATATGCATGTTTATGAAAGGCATTTTGATCTTGTCAAATAAATGGGATATTCGCTATATGGAGCTAGCACGTCAGATCTCTACATGGTCTAAAGATCCATCTAAAAAGATTGGAGCTGTAGTCATTGGTGAGACTGGTCAAGTACTAGCTCAAGGTTACAATGGATTCCCACGTGGTGTAAAAGATACAGAGGAGAGATATAACCATCGAGAAACTAAGTATAACTATATAGTACACGCTGAAATGAATGCCATCTTTAATGCAAGTTGGAATGGTGTTTCACTTAAAGGGTCTACAATATACATTTATGGTTTACCTTGTTGCCATGAATGCGCAAAAGGCGTTATTCAAACAGGTATAACTAGAGTTGTAATGTGTTATCCAGAAATGGTACCACATTGGGAAAACTCTACTTCGATATCCTCATCTATGTTCGATGAGGCTAATGTGAGCTACTCTGACCTCCCAGTCAAATCACTCACTCAAATAAACTGATATAACAGGAGAAAGTTATGGAAAAAATTAAAGTCGGAATTGTTGGAATCGGCAACTGTGCTAAATCATTGGTTGAAGGTGTTCAATATTATAATGAAAACCCAGAAGATAAAGTGGGTTTGATGTATGAAGATATTGGTGGCTATCAGTCAGGCGATATGGAATTTGTAATTGGATTTGATGTTGATAGGCGTAAAGTAAATCGTCCATTAGCTGAAGCTCTAAGAGCAGATCCTAATTGCGCTATGGACCATGTTGCATCAATTGATGATACTTCAAATGGATATGGTGCTATTAAACCAGGAGCAATGGTTCATTCAGGTCCTGAGTATGATGGTGTTGCACCTCATATGTTAGAATATCCTGAAGAAGTATCATTTAGAACTGGTGCACAGAGTCATATTTCTTTTGATGACATTGTAGATCTATTGGTTAAAGAACGTGTTGATGTTCTTATTAACTATCTACCAGTTGGATCTGAAAGAGCTTCAGAGTTCTATATGGATGCAGCAATTGCAGCCGGATGTCACTTTGTAAATTGTATTCCAACTCTTATTTCTACTAAAGAAACTAAGAAAATTGAACAAAAGTTTATTGATGCAGGTCTTACAATTGTAGGTTCTGATATGAGATCAGCTTGGGGTGCATCTCGTCTATCTGAAGTACTTCAAGGTGCAATGCTGGACTCTGGTCTACTAGTTACTCAGCATATTCAAACTAATATGGCTGCAGGATCTACTCAAGGGCAGGAACATATTCGTACAGGACGTACAGCAAATACAGACTTTTTGAATATGGCTAAACAAGAACGATTGAAGAACAAACATGTATCTAAAGAAAACGTGTTGAAAGGTCAAAACCATGTAAGGGATACATCCACTGCTGGTATGACTTTGTTTGCAGGTCCTTCGCTTACTGTACAGCAAAAGCCTGGTGGTGATTACATTGGTAGTGATCAAAAGATTGCTAACTTTGATATTGTTGCTTATGGTTTTGCTGGTGCACGTTATACTCTTACAGCTCGTATGGAAGTACAAGATTCTCCTAACTCAGGTGGTGTTGTAATTTCAGCTATTCGATTCTGTAAAGTAGCATCTGAAATGGGCGTTGTAGGTTACCTTCGTGGTCCTTCTGCTTGGACTCAGAAAACACCTCCACTTCAGTTAAAGACTGATGAAGCTAAATACGAATGCGATATGCTAGCTCAAAGAGAACTTACTGAACTGACTGAACCTCAGTTGTTTGATAATAAACCAAAGGCAGCTAATCTTGCTTATACATTCCAAGCAGGAGAAACTGATTATGCTTAAAAACTCTTTTGATATAGATGGTGTAATTAATATGGATAACTTCAATGGAGTTTATCCTGGCAAGGATGACATTATCATTACTGGTCGCTCTAAAGATGAGCGGCCAGAAACAGAAGCTATGCTTAAATCAAAAGGTATAACTAATAATGTATATTATAATCCTATACCATTTGATCAAAAGACAAGACTGAGTTCTGGCCGTCATAAAGGCCATACTCTTTTCTACCTAGAGCAGTCAGGTATGAGGTTTGGAATACATTATGAAGATGATCCAGTACAAGCTGAGGTTATCAAAAAAATGATGCCACATATTAATGTGGTTCTATTACAGCATGATTTAGTTGAGAAGGAGAATGTAAGACATTATTTTAAATCTAGTGAAACCGATCAAATGGAACTTGATTTGTTCTAATGGCTAACCTTGAACCATACATTGATAAGTCAGTAGCAGAAGATATTTACTACTTTTGGACAAGAGTAATCGAAGGATTTGATTACCGTGCAGGTGTAAGTAAAACATTTAATAATGATGATATTGCTATACAAGCTGAGACTGAGTACTTTGGTCCTAATGTAACTATGGATGATCGTCTTCGTTATATGGCAAGTAACCTTTCAACTAATCCAAATATTTCAGATGCTAGTAGAGTATTGAATTTTGTCATTACTCACTTTTATGGTGGTAGAGATTGCCATAGAGTACTTAATGCTGAGATGGATCCTAAGAAAGCATATACTGATTTTGAACGTGTATTACATGATGAAGACTACAATAAGTTCTTAAGAAGTAACTTAGATAAAGCTAAAGCTATTGGGTATAGTATTTGGTCTAAAACTGAGTTACACACTTCTTTACAATCAGCAGCCAATAACTATGCAGTATCACAAGGTAGAGATAAACACGCTATCAATATGATACATTGGCTTGCTGGTTGGATTACTGATGGTACTGTTGATAGAATACTTAATTCTAAAACTTTAAAAGAATGTGTTGAAATACTTTGTTCTAAAGAAGGAATTGGTGCTTACTATGGTTATCATGGTGGAACTGATCAATCAACAAATCCAAAAATATCATTTACACATGATGAGCCATTTTGTATACCTGGCCCAGGATGTATGAAAACTCTTAAAATGCTTATGCCTAAGGTTACAAATAGCATTGCTCCTCCAGGAGAAAGAGTTGTATGGTTACGTGAAAATCAAGAAAAGATCTTTGGTAAACTACACTTTGATAAGTACTGGCACAATATTGAAGTTTCTGGTCAAAAGGTTTATACATTTGAGCAAACAGAATTAACTACATATACAGCAGAAGTTGCTTTATGCCAATATGGTATATACACAGATCTGCTTAAAATGCCTGAAAAGATAAGTAAACGACGTATTGCTACTCATGACGTAGATAAGATTATTAGACATCTACATAATGGTGGTACTACTTCATTAGAATCTTTTATGAATTAATCCTTTACATTTAATGAAAACTGTGTTATAATATACTTACAATGAAAAAAGCAA